GTCTTGATAACAATATCCTTTTAAATTGTTAATAAAATCACACATTTTCCAATCAATAGGAATGTTGTATATTTTCGAAAAACTTGTTCGAACCACTTTAAAATAACAACATATGTATCTTATGTCTTCGTGCGAATAAATGCCTCCTGTTAATCTATTTCCTTCTCTTGAAATTGTTGTGTTCGAGTTCATTATTTATTTGGTATTGATAATGTCTTTCTAGATTCATTCAAAGCATTTCATTTTTATTTTTTTATTCTTAAGGTTCAACCATAAATGTATAACTAAACTATTCGATTCTGACTGCGTCTAGTTTTCTTTCTGCCATATTTACAATGCTGATTTTGTGAAAACCCTTTTGGATGTTTACAATCAATACTGCGTTTGTATTTAACGACCATTTCCCACCTTTTAATGATCTTTTTGCCATAATATAAAGAGAGAATAAGTATTTTAAAACCGGTGAAGAACTGAATTAATATTATTTGACTAATTTATGAAATTGATAAACCTTCTCTCTTAATTCGGTGTAATATTGAAATTGTTGTTTGCTTGTAACTTCTTTTTCGTATATTTTACAATTTCCTGTTGCGTATTTTTCCGTCTTTTCTTTTGTAATTCCTGAAGTAGGATTTGATTGAATGATTGTATTGTAAATGCGAATTGTAGACCAACCTTCCAAGACTTTTTCAAAAATAAAAATAATGTCTTCTCCTGAAACATCCCTTTTCGCCATCTTCTTATTCTCTCTTCGCTCTTTTTTATGTTGAAGATATTGCGATTGGTTGGATTGGGTGGATTGGGTGGATTGGTCCATGATTGATTGTATACATTCACTTTAATATTATTTCATTGATAATTTGCTTCCAATTTCCTTGTAATAATATCCGTTGTATTGTATATCTTTGTTGTAACATTTTGTTAATGTTTTGTCACTCATTTTCAGTTGTTTTATACAATCGTATTTACTCGCAAATTCCTTGGTTAATTTATTTTCTGCGTCAAATTGTCCTGCACCATTTTTATACAAAAAAGGTTCGCCACATTGTTCTTTAAATGCGGTTTTTAATTCAGCATCGCAATCATCATATAATTTATAGTATGTATCTTTTGTTAAACTGAAATTTTTTACGGGATTGTCTAATGCTGCAGTTGATTCGTATCCGTTCATATGTGCCGCCGTTTTCCGGTCAATGAAAACATTCACAATTTCAGTTTGTTCTTTGTTTATTTGTGCGATATATCCTAAATTTTGTATCTTGGTTTGTTTTGTAGGTTGAATTGAATGAATGATACTTGGGTCTAATTCACGGTCCACAAACAACCATCGAAACCCATTATATACTAAATTTTCCATTACTGCTTTGGTCAAACTAGGGCGTTTCATTTTTGGGTCTTCTTTCATACATTCAGACACGGTTTCATGAACTTTTACAAGTTGTAATGTTTCTGGATGTATTTGTTGAAGTCTTGGTCCGATTGTTGCCAATGGTTGGCTAAACCCTGTTGTGATTTTGGGTTCTTCCTTTGTCATTTTTTCTTGTAGTAATTTTTCAAGATTATCTATTTTAGATGACATTGATTTCATCATATTTAATAATTCGTGTATCAATGGACTATCATTACCATCGTTTTTCATTTGCATCATCATTTTCAATTGTTCGTTTTCTTTTTCTAATTTTCGTATGTCATTGCTGTCAAAATATGTAAGATTGTTATTGATTATTTTCAAGAGGGTTTTATAAGAAAGATTTTTCCCAATCAAAAATAATTCAAGTTCTGTTTCGTGATTTAATAAATTGTTTACTCGATTTCCTCTAATGTCTTCGTGATTGTGTAAAAAAATCTCAAAATCATGACTTCTGTTTACCGAGAAACAATCCAACAATAAACATTCATCATATTTGTGTTTATGCTCATTGTATCGGTTCATTATTCCTTTGCGACTTTGACCGATTTTAATAATATATTCTCCAGTCTTGAATGTTTTTACTTTGATAATATAAATAATAGAACCGAATGTTGCATATTGATTCAATAATGCCTTTTCTCTTTCCAAACATTGTTGTTGTTTTAATTTCATTTCCATTTCTTTGTCTTTTGATTCTATTTCTACATTTTTTTCTTCTAATTGTAATTTTAATTCATCACTTTCTTCCTTCATAATTTCTTGTAATATTTCTTCTAATTTAATAAAATAATCGTGAATTTCATCTGCTTTTGTTGTTCCCGCTTTCATGCAATATTTTTTGAAGGTTTCAATAGTTAACATAAATGTTTCTTTATTATGACCTCCTTTAATGTGAGTTGATTGCCCTGCCGGTTGGCAGAGCGATAATTTATAATCTTTGTTAATAATAAAATGTTTTTCTAATAATCTTTTGGCATTTACTTTTTGTCCAAACCCAACCCATCCCCATATATTATCTAAATCAATAACAAACTCACTTTTATTATAATTCAAATAGCAGTAAAAACTGGCTACAAACATCTGCTGTTCATAATCAGTAAAATGGGTTTTAACTTTTTCAATCAATTTTGATTGATAATTTCCGTTTAACTTGGTAATGGGATTTGTTTCAATAAGATTGACTATATCAACGCTCATCATATACACTAATAATGGTATAGTCTCTATATTGTTTTTTGGTTAAAAAAACGATAAGCAATAAATAAGTTATTAAACTTTATTACACCTTTTTACATTTCAAACGCCGATTTAAATAACATTAAAAACAAATTAATATTATTTAATAAAATGGTAATTATTAAAGATAAAAATGATTTTTCAAAAAAGTTTTATAATAAATTACGAGATTATAGAAGAGTTGATAAATGTAAAAAAGAAAGGTTCCCATTAGAAAACGAAGGGTTAGAAACCATAAAATTAAAGGATGCTATTAAATTAGTTGATGAATTAGATACTGATTTATGTTATGGTTGTAAATGTAAAATGTTATTTTGTAATTATACACCATGTTGCGTATATCAATTTTCATTTGATAGAATAGATAATACAAAAATACATTCAAATAATAATTTAAGAATTGTTTGTTGGAATTGTAATTCAAGTGGTTATGGTTCTATTAAACAAATTTGTTCAAGAGGATGTCACGGAAACTTAGATACTTCACAAGATATCACTATTTATTTTAGTGGGAAACAAATCGGCATTTGAAATGTGAAAAGGTGTAAACACATCCACATTATTTTTTAAGTTATTTTAATATTTGATATATTTTATTTATAACTTTGAAAATATTAAATTCACGCGCTGTTGGGTCATATCTAATAAAAACACAATCATTTATTACTTCTTTAATTTGAGTTTCTCTCAATAAATCTTTTTCAATATTAGAAATTAATTTATGTTGACATTCATCACATTCAATTATTAATTTATATTTTGGAAAATATAAATCAACTAAATAAGAATTAATTTTATATTGAGTTAACATTTCTTCTCCTTGAAATACGTCTATTATACATTTTAATGTATCTGCTTCAATACAAGTATAAATTTTTGAAGTAATATCTAAATTTAATTTATTACAGAAATCAACGACATTTGGTTTTCTACTCTTAACTAATAATTTTATTAAATCATCATATGTAATAAATGTTGTGTTTTGTTTTCCTCCTTTACTGTTAATTTTTATCACAATTTTTTCATAATTTAAAACTGTTGTTCTTATGTTTTTTATTTCTAATATATTTCCTATATCTGAAACACAAAATAAACAATATGGTTCTTCTTCATTAATTATTATTTTGCAATTATACATTTCTTGAACTTTTCTTGCAAACTGAATTTTGTATTCTTTTGACATTGTTTGAATTGATTATAATATTAAATTTATAATCAATTTTTAAAATAACATAATTAAATGTGGACATTTTCACTTTTTTATATGGTAAAGCAATAAATTTGTTATCAGCATTTTGCTTTAATAACTAAAAAACGATATTTAGTTATTAAATAACATAAAATAATATATTTGTAACCCACACGCTTAATTGGAGTAAGCACGCGGTTTATTGTATATTTCTATACAATGCGGACTATTCTTTAAGTTATCCCAGAGAATTGCTAGTTCTCTCAAACCCATTCCATTATAGTCTCTGAACCTTCTTCGTATGCTTGCTTTATCGCACTTAGAAGCTTGGCTGCAGATCGTCCAATCCTTTTCGTTGTCACTATGCTCTAGGTCATTACCCCGAGTATTTTTTGTATTTTCACGCAAAAAAGTAGTAGAAAAGGCTGTAAGGATGTTCCTGCATGTTAGAAATGTTGCCTCTTTAAATCTTGACTCATAAAATAGTCAGAAAGAAGAGACTAGCTGGTTATATAATGCGACATTTTCGCATATCTGCTTTACACTGTTTATCCATATTAGGAAGCAAATATCTAATATGGCAGCCAACTGTTGGGTCCTGATTAACAACAAAAAATGTGTTAGGTTAAGACCTCCCATGCCCGACATAATTCGTAGCACGTTGTAGTTGTAGGCATACACTCGGACCTTGGCGGTGTTGGTTCCCTGAACCGTAGCATTTGACAGCACAAGTTGAAGTGTCGCATTGTCAATTCTGGAGAAGTTACACGTCCCGCTCGGTTGATGCTCTTCCGGTCTCAAGGCAAATGAATAGACATTGATACCTTCATCTGGGCATCGAGTGTGAGATTGGTAAGGCTGGACCCACGAGAAATAAGAGCCTTCACGTTCAGAGAAGCGGTCCTGGCCGTTGAGCTGCAATTTAGCTGTGACAACGGGATTCTGTCCCCAACAATGCATGTCAAGGGAGGTTTCAGCAAGAACAAAAGTTCCAGCATCAGAGACGGAAGATTCAGGTCCTCCAACAACAGCCAAGTTGGGTTGAGTGTAAAGGTTGCTGTCGGTTCCATGCCAATAACCGGATAGATTTGATGGTTCCGCCACGTCAAATGCTCCAGCATCCGTGAAAAGTCCATTCGCATCAATAAAGGCACGGCTGTCCGCAGCAACAGATTGAGGTCCACCAAAAGCATGGATTGCGTTTGGAAGGGCATCGATCGCATCCGTGTAGTTGAATGGCTGTGCACCAAGAACCTTGAAAAGAGTGGCATCGCAGCTGAGAGATGAGCAATAATCGACATTCTGATCAGGCTGCACAACCCATATCAATTCTTTCACAGGGTGGTTGAAGTTAAGCTTAATCTTGTTACTAGATGACCCGACCGACTCGTCGCCGGTGAATTGTAATTGGGTGATAAGATATTCGTGAGGATTCTGTGCCATACGTCTACGTTCATCCGTATCCAGAAATACGTAATCAACATAAAGAGAAGCAGCTACGAGTGACTGATTGTAGGCAATAGTGGCAGCAACAGGGTTGCCAGAAGAGGAGTTATTAGCAGAGTTAGGACATGCGAGAGTTGTAACTGCCCACAAACACTGGTCAATTGGGCGAATATCGAGATTGATTTTAACTTCGTGATACTGTACATCACGTTATACCCCACCTTTCGGTGTATTTCATGTAACAGAGGGAGTAGTACTTATCTTAAACCATCATTAGTGTTGATTAGACACTTCAAGTCCAAAACCGTAAGTGCGTTGAACCTTCCTCATATCCTTATCATAACGGACTTAGAGGCTTGGCTGCGGATTGTCTATTTCAGGCTTATTTGCCTTCATCTGTGGGATTTTTACCATACCTGAGTTCATTATTTCTCAGCCATTTTAAACTTTCGCTTAAAAATTGGTACCCATTAAATTGATTGTATTTATTATTAAAACGAAAAACATTAACAATATTATTAAAGTAATAGTGTAATTCTAATTTATCAGATTTACTTCTATTTTCAAAGCAACTAAGCGGTTGTAAATTTGTTCAGCATTATTTAATCTATATTGTTTTCTACAATCTTTACAATCATATCTATAACCATCAGGAGCATTTGTTAATTTACCAAAGTTGCTTAATTCTAATAATACTTTACACTTACAACAGTGTTTTTGTGTGATTGTTTAATTAATGTTTTCATTTTACTATAATACAAATCAATTTTATTTTTACAGCTTTAAGAGTTTCCCGAACAATTTGGTCTTGTCGCTGCAAGTTGAATTAACAACAAGCAACTAGCATCTGGGAATAATTCTGAGACCCTAACATATTTTCCCTAAAGAAGAGCTCAGATTCTTTAGGATGGATACTTTTCTGCCCTACAGTATTCAAGGCAATAAGAGGCAAACTCAAACCAGGATTGGTGTTGAACCAAAACTGAAGAGGAATGTAAAGAGTGGTTTCAGGAAGAGCATTACGAGGAGCACAGACCTGACGAGGAGCTTGAGAGTCGCAAGGACCATCAACATCAGAGAAAGATGGGTCAGTAATAAATGTAAGCTGTGTCGTGTTACCAATCATCTTAAAATATCCGCGTTGCTGTTCAGCCGTCATAGTGAGCTGATTCCAAATGTGCATGGAATCACCATATTGACGATCAATTCGTTGACCTCCGATTTCAACTTCAACCTGAGCAATAAGCTGTTCTCCAGGATAATCCAACCAACGAGCATACACACCAGCACTGTTGACGTTTGTAGTGTATGATGATCCATTACCCATTTGTTGATTGATCTCAGGAAGAGTCACCTGAAGATAGGTGCGATAAGCCAAATCGCCGTTTCGGCTAATTACACACTGAACACGACGACCAAAGTCAGCCTGTCCATTAAAAGTCTGTTCAATAGATTCAATTGAAAAGTTTGTGTACCTGCGATAAGTCACCTTCCAGAAAGTAATTTGAGGATTTCCCGTAAGGTAAACATCTTGTGCACCATAAGCTACTAATTGCCGTTTATGTTTTACAGATTGTATATGCTTATTAATACACAATCACCTGACCTTTCGCGACAGGACCAGACTATACATTAAACATCATCAGGCTAGTTAGACCATCATTTGACATCCACCGATTGTAGTCGTTGAAATTTTTCCATATGCTTACTATAACGCAATTAGGAACTTGTCTGCGGATTTTCCATTATACTATCTTTAACGTTTTTACCATTGGGTTCGGTCATTACCCGAGTTCCTTTTATATTTTTCAAAATAAAAGTGGTAGTTAAAGCTTTAGGAGGTTCCCGCAATTTATGGTGTCGCGTATAATTTTTACAAATTATACACTAGAGGGTTGCACTTTTTTCAAGCCCCCTGTTGTTGACCTTTTTAACAGTTGCCCATTTAAAGTTTAATCAAACCGCCAGCCATACCGATTTATATTATTACTAAAGAAAAAAAAATTATATTTTTGATTTAATTAAATTAAATAATTCTACAGTTTCTATTGTTTTCTCTAACATTATGTATCCAATCCAATAATTGATTTGGTCTTTTAACACTGCAAAGCGGTGTTCCTATTCTTTTTCTTTTGATTTTACAATATTCAATACTCTCAATTTATTTATCTTCCAACAAGACTTTATTATTGCACCTGAAACATTTAACATATTCATCCGGATTAAATCGGATAAGACAATTCCTAAATATTTTGATATTTTATTATTTTATTAATGTCATTTTGTAATATTTAAGCAAAGGACAATTGAAATTAAATTTATTATGACTTAAAGAATCATCATATAATATAGTATAATGGAAGTTATCACAAGCGTATTGAATCATAAAAACAACGAACTCTTTACTTTAATCAAATCTCAAATGACTGAAACAGATGAAGAATTGTTTATGACAAGTTATTATTTATATTTACAACATGGAAAGGATAATACCGCATTTGTTGTTGATTTTGATATGGTTTGGAAATGGGCGGGATTTGCAACTGTTGGAAATGCCAAAACATTATTAAAAAAATATTTTATTGAAAATAGAGACTTTAAACTCACTTTTGCGGTTGCAAAAGCGACATTATCAAGTGAAAACCAACATGGCGGACAAAATAAAGAAAAAATATTATTAACAGTAAATACATTTAAGAAATTTTGTTTAAAATCATCCACAATTAGAGCAGGTGAAATATGCGATTATTATATAAAAATGGAAAACATTATGCATCAATATACTGAAAATCAATTAGAAAAATTTCAAATGAAAACAATAGAACTTCAAACCAATCTAAAACAATCACAAATAGAAACATCAATGAAACGGAGTGAAGTGTTAATTGAAATGTCAAAAAATAAAAATTTGGTTTATGTTTGTAAAATTCAACAATTAGATAATGGAAACACCATAATAAAAATTGGGGATACTAGTGATATTGAATCGCGAATGAAAGCACTTAATTCTAAATTTGCATGTAAAGTAATAGTATTAGATATATTTTTGTGTGATAATAGTTATAGGTTCGAACAATTTTTACATAATAGTCCAGAAATAGTAAAATATAAATATACAAATGTAATTAATAATATGTCTTCTTCAACAGAAACATATTTAATTAATAATTACAAACAATATGATAAAATTGTAAAGTTTATTAATGATAATATTTTGAAATTTACAAAAGATATTGAATTTATGAAATTATTGATTGAAGATAAAAAATTAAATGTCGAAAAGGATAAAATCAATCTTATTAATGGTTTAATGCAAATGTCTACAAACATTGAAGAAATTAATAATTTATTGGACAAAGTATTTAATTATAACATGAAAACAAATGTAACACAAAACGAAAACGTAACACAAAACGAAAACATAACACAAAACGAAAACATAACACAAAACGAAACAAAACAAGAAACAGTCGCGGAACAAGATACATCTACTACCAAAACAGAAACAACCCAAGAAGAAGCCAAACAAGAACCAGTCGCCACATCATCATCAGCATCCATATCACACATTCAAGGACCGGTTATTCAAATATATCACAAAGACGATTTGACAAAAGTGGTGAAAGTGTTTAATAGCATGAGTGATGCAATTCGTACATTTAACACATATCAACCAGGCGACGAAAAACCATCATTTACATCAATAAAACTTGCGTTTCAACATAAAACATTATATTTGGAACATCGTTGGAATTTGATTAATAGAGATGAACCAAATCAGAATCAGACAAGAGAGATTGGCGAAACGGTGACAACGAAACAACGAAAATGTGGACAAGTTGCAATGTTAAATTTAGATAAAACAAAAATAGTTAAGGTGTATCCTTTGTCAAAGGATGCCGCCGCAGATATATTACAACATCCATCCGCAATTTGTTCTGCTATAAAATACGGGTCTGTATTACACAATCATTATTGGATTCATCTGAAAGATTTACCTGTTTCTCTCAAAGAAGAATATGAAAAGAACAAACCAATTCCAGAAAAAACACCAAACATCAAAGGTATAAAAATTAATGTATTTAATGTGAAAACAAATACATTAATAAAAATATTTAATTCATATGTTGAAATAAACAATGAACTAAATATATCAACAAAAACAATAAAAAAATACATGACAACAGGTGAAGCATATAACGGAACATATAAATTTACATTTGTTTAGAGAGAACCCACGCTAAACCTAATTGCTAATACAAATGAATAAATCATTTGATTTTGTGTTATATTCAAGACCGGTGTAACTTATGTCATCCCTTTTTATAAGATTATATTTTGCTATAATGTCTAACACCGTTCGATGAGTTACGATATATACGCAATGATCGCCAAAATAATGTAATTTAAAGTTAATTGAAATGGCATTTTCAATTTCATCATCAACCTCATAATCAACGTATTTAAACCAAATTTTTTCTGATTCACGTAGCTGAATTAATTCTTCATTATCATTTTCTCTGTATGGAAAACGAAATATCATTTTTGTAATTATGATAAAAGTAATTATTTTATTTTACTACAAGATTTTAATTCACAAAACTTGCGTTGTAATATTTTTACAGATTTTATTATTTTATTCCAATCATATTCCCACATGACAATTAAATTATATCCAAGATTTTCAATTACTTTCTCTCTCTCTTTTGTATTTGATTTATAAGTTCCACCACAATAATAACAATTATTTCCTGATAAATGACCATTCGGAGATTGTAAAAATTCTCCATGTTCTTTACAAATAATAATAATAATTTTAGTTGAACTATTAATATATTCTACTTTTGAATAATTATATTTATCTCCATGCATTTCTCTCGCCTTTTGAATGAATGCTTCTGTCATAATAATATATACAATAATTAATCAAGACATTTTCATTTCAATTTTTATATGCACAAGAGAAAGTATTTGAATAATTTATATATAAAAAAATTATATATAAATTAACCCGTTAAACCCACGTAAATAATAATTCTGACTAGTTACCAATATTAATTTGTAAATCATTTGTTTTTGTATTGTATTCAATTCCTTCATAGCTTACATCAGTTCTTTTAATAAGATTATATTTTTTTATAACATCTAATATTGTTTTATGAGTTATGATGTAAGTATAATTGTCTCGAAATTGTTGTATTTTAATGTCAATGGCAAAAGCCATTTCAACTCTGTCATCAAAATCATAATCCACATATTTAACCCAAATTTTTTCTGGTTCATATAGCCTAATCAATTCTTGATTATCATTTTCTTCATAACGAAAATTGAATATCATTTAATTATAATAATAATAATTTTATTTTTATTATGTTGTTTAATTATTTAATAAGTTTTAAATTTAATTATGAAAATGACTAATATAAACGAATCTCACAGTATTTTAACTAAACATACAATACAAATCGTGAGGTATGTAATGTCGCACAAATCGCAACAGCAACACTAAAACGTGTAATGGAAACTGGAGAGATTTATAATGGATATAAATGGAAACTTGTTTGTTTGTAAATTAAAAAATTGATTTGAATTTTACCATACTAACAACAACAACTTAACAACAACAACCAATTCAATTAAAATGCAATCACAAAACGAAACACAACAAGAAGACCAAGAAATGTGTGCGATTTGTTTGGAACACATCACGAGAGATTATGTTTTGACAAAATGCGGACATCGGTTTCATTACACATGCATTCATGCGTGTGATATATCAAATCACTCCAACTGTTATACACGAGAAGAAATGGAAGAATTATTTGGAAATTACAGTCATTATAAAGAAATTCTGGACGCAGAAGCAGAAGAATGCCCCCTAACTTGTCCAATGTGTCGTTCTCACCTAACTCCGATTCGCAATGGTCTGATTCTAAATAAAACCAATAAAATGACGTTAAATAAGAAACAAAATGAATATATCATAAATAAAAAATCCTATACATTTATGATATATGATGAAGAACGTCGCGGACATAAATTTAAATCACAAAAAAGGCATACAAACTACAAGATGACTCATCGTAGATACAACAAATAAACTAATTTAATTCTCCAATATTTTGCTCAAGTCAAGATTTGTTTTCATAAATTTCAACAAGTAACTATCTAATAAAATCTCTTTTTTTCCCTCGTGATTTTTGGAAAACACATATGACTTGTTGTTTCGATGAATGGTCCACCCTTCTTCAAGAGCATTAAATAATAGAATCATTTTATGTAATGTAGTTTTGTCAATTTCATTTTTATCAATTTTATCAATTTTAATTTGTTCCATTTATAAAAAAGAGAAATAAAGTAATAAAAATAAACATAATAATGCCTAGTTTTAAGCCTAAACCACAAAAAAAAATAAAGTTGAATAAAAAAAGTTCAACTACATTGGACGGAAAGCATAATGAATTTTTGAATGAATTTATAAGAGATGAAACAGATAATATTCCTCAATTAAAGGAAGAAAAGCAGTCTTTGAAAGAGAAATTAAAAAAGTCAAAACATTCGAAAAATATTGACCAAATCATGGAGATACAAGACAAAATCACAGAAATAAAACAATCCATAAAGGAACTTAAAAATAAAAAGAAGTCATATTACTTGGACAATTCAAAATATATATTTGATTATTTTGAAAATAAAAAAAACATTTCTGAAATTCAACAAGAGCAACAACAAAATACGAAAAATAAATTGCTAGACAATTTTTTCAAGATAAAAAGTCCAGAAAATGAAGACACTTTATCCGACAACAAAAGTCAAACAAATATTGTAAATAAATATTTGAGTAATATAGATGACAGTTTTTTAGATATTAATCAATTTATGTGTCAATCAGATATATGTAAATTTTGTTTCAAAGGTGAAATGATTCCATTAGAGGATGATGGAATGTTAATATGCAACACGTGTTTTAAAAACATTCCATATTTAATAGAAAATGAGAAACCTTCATATAAAGAGCCACCAAAAGAAGTGTGTTTTTATGCGTATAAAAGAATAAATCATTTCAAGGAAATATTGGCACAATTTCAAGGAAAAGAGACCACTCAAATACCCCCAGATGTTATTGAAAACATCAAACAGCAAATAAAAAAGGAACGCATTTCTATTGTGCATATAACAAACAACAAAACAAAAGAAATATTGAAAAAGTTGGGCTATAATAAATACTATGAACATATACCATTTATTAAAGATAAGTTAGGCATTAAACCGCCGATCATGACTCCAGAATTAGAAGACACGTTGTGTAATTTATTTATAGAATTACAAGCACCTTATTCCAAATTTTGCCCAGATGATAGAGTGAATTTTTTAAATTATTATTACACAGCTTATAAATTATGTGAACTGCTTGGAGAGACACAATATTTACAACATTTTCCCATGTTAAAAGACATCGAAAAACGAATAGAGCAAGATTGCATTTGGAAACAAATATGCGAAGAATTAGACTGGGAATTTATTCATACTATTTAGACCCTTGAAGAATTAAAGTCCTCCAACTAATTTTGACCCAATTGAAAATCCGGCACCGAATCTGGCAGGGGATGCCATAGATGGCAAATATGTGTCAAGAATAGAAAAGGTGGCCGCCGCGGTTAATGATATAATTGCGATTTCATCAAGATTCAAAGACCTTTTAGGAATTGCAAACGCAACAATCGCAACCATTAAACCTTGAACTAAATACTTGATAATTCGTTTTATTAATTCATTAACATTTACTAATCCGTTCATTATATTAAATAATAAGAAAAAAACTTAAATAATTCAATTCAACTAAATAAAATGAACGAGAAAACTCCGGCAAATACTATTCCTTCTAAACCAATTAATTTTGAAAGAAAGCTTACTAAAAGTGGTAAAAAGAATAAAAAATATGTGGATTTACTAGAAGAAGACAAGCCCATCGCAGGACAAAAATTCGTTTGTGTGTCATTTGTCTCTCCTGAAAAAATTTTAAAGCAAAAAGATTTTTTTTATTTTCAGGAATTCCTAAAGAAGTGGGATTTTACAAAATCAATGGAAAAGTTTGTACAATTTTTGAATTTTGTGTCATTCAAATACAACATCAATTTTAACGACTTGACAGACGATTTTAAAGACTTTGTAAAAGAGGAGCGTTCTAATCTAACCATTTTAACAATTGAAGATGAATACAAAACTTTTTTGGATAACAACGAAGAAGATTTGGAAAAAAGATTTGGTGTTGAATATAATTTTCAGACGAGTACACGAGGACTAAAAATTCGTGGGGTGTTTCCAACTTTAGAAGAAGCCGAACTAAGATGTAAAATGTTAAGAGAAGTTGATCCAAATCATGATGTATTTGTTGGTCCAATTGGGTTATGGATGCCTTGGGAACCAGAAGCATATAAAACTGGTCGTGTAGAATACATGGAAGAAGAATTGAATAAATTAATGCATGAAAAGTCAAAGAATGAAACAAATGCGAAATCAGCATTTGAACAACGAGTAAAAGAAACAAAACAAAACGCAATAGAAGATAATATTAAAAAGGCGGAAAAATCAGGTAATGTTCTTACTCAGTCAATAGATGATAATGGCAATTTAATTGGAGTAAATACTCAAGAACATAAATTGAGAGAAGAAAATAAAGATATATCAACCGCTGACATTAGAAAAGAATTGTTTGAGGGTGCCAATATTGTAACTGGTAAAAGTGAACATGGTGGAAAAGGTTAATAATAACAAAACCAAAAAATAATATTTGTTTTAATTATATGTCTCTTATTAAAACAAAAAAACATTATAAGAAAAGTAAAAATCAAGGTAAAACAATAAAAAATAGTACATGTAATATTTTATTACCAGGGTATGCTTCTTTTGAAAACAAAGATAATTATAACGCACATAATAATAAAAAAATAATAGATTATTTTATAAAACAAAATAGTTATGAAATGCAACAATTATTACGTAATGATTATTATGAATATATTTGTAAAAACATGCATGAACAAGTGACATTAACTAATTCTCAAAAATATATCGGAAACATTAATTCAAATACTTTACTACAAGATAAAATATATAATCAAATGATTGAATTGGTGCATTTAAATAAACATAAAAATAAACATTTTAACAATTTTTTTGAATCTGCCAAAAAAAAAATTTCACTTGAATCTGCCAAAAAATACACAAATAAAATGGTAGAGTATATCGATGAGTGTATGTTGGACACTACTAAAAATAATTTATGGAAAATGTTGGCATTTTTTAATAAAAATAGAATTGTTTCAGGATCTTTACCTTTATCCTATAATTTATATCCAAATGAAAAAAATACGACTAAATTTGCAATTTATTTAACAAATTCGTGGAGTAAACCGTTGCATACTTTAAGTCATACTAATACTCAAGAATATATGAAATTGCTAAATGGCATATTTACTGCACTGCTAGGTAAAAACCACGGAATTAATATTCAGGATATTATTGATGTTCATCATGAAATATATTTGTGTTTAAATTTAGAAGGCTCTCCATATGAATATAACATTTTATATAAAAATAATGAGCAAAAATATAATTTTAATTATGAAGTTTTTTTCAAAGAATTAGGTTACACCGAATTGCCCGAACAAATAATTGTGAAAGATTTGGTTTATTTTGAAAAAGTATGTAAATTAATGGTTGATAATTGGAATACTCCAAAATGGAGAGGATATTGGATTTTTATTTTTGGAAGGCAAATAGCACGGTTTACAGAGATAATATATAATACACCACAGCGTGAGTTTTTTGTAGATTACTTTTATGGAAAACTAGCACCTTTTACATCAGAAATAGAAGCAATTAGATTAACATTAATTTCATATAATAGATTATTAAGTGATTATTATATTGAAAAATATAATGATGTTGCAGGAGTTAATTATATTTCAAAATTAATTACTGATTTAAAAATGGTATTTTATAGAATAATTCAAAATAATACGTGGTTAGATAATAAAACCAAAATAAATGCGTTATTAAACATACAACATTTAAAAATAATAGTAGGAAAAACATTAAAAATTGTTGATGATCCAAACTTAAATTATACGAATAATGATATTTGGCACAACATAACATTATATTATAACTGGAAACATAGTTATTTGTTAACATTAGATAATACCAATGTCATTAATATACCTACAATAGATTGGAATAAATATCCGTTTGAATTTACTGGAACCCAAATATTTATTCCATCAATTACATATTATCCCATACAGAACTCAATATATGTCCCGGCATCATTTATACAAATTCCAATAATGGATTTAGAAGGAAAAGGATTAGTATATAATTTAGCAAATATTGGGTTTTTAATAGCAAAAGAATTTTATAAATGCATTGATAATGATGGGTGTCATTATAACTATCAAGGAAATTTAGATTATTGGTGGAAAAATGCAACTGAACAAAAATATTCGATGTTAAAAACAAACACGATGAATGAATATTTGTTATTAGCAAAAAAATATAAAATAAAAAATGTTAATATAACAGGTAATGAAAATGAAATTATTGCATTTATAAATGGTTTCCATCTATGCTGTGAATATTTAAAATTATATTATAATAAAATAGAATTACCATATGTAATTACTATATCCAAAATAAAAACTTTTTATTCATTTTTTGTTAATGGAAATAAAGAAAATATGAAAAATGTGCCTCTTCCAGTTATTTCAACAATATCAAAAAAAGTTTTGATAAATTTAGCATTATCCAAAAATAAAACATTTGATTCTATATATGATATTAAAAAAGGAGATAATATGTATTCTGAAAATAAAAAAATACTTTGGTAGTATATGAAATATACTAAAAAAAATATACATAATAACCATAAACCCAATATATATACTCGTAAATATGGTTGTAAAATAGAAGAAACTTGTAATGAAAATTTATTAGAATTTAATAGTTTTGAAAAAATATATAATTCAAATGAATTAAAAAAATACAATTTAAATTTTAAAAAAAAAGATAACGAGTTAATGTTATTTATAAAAACTAAGAATAAATTTAAACCTACAGATGATTATTATAATTATATTAATTATAATTGGATAAATAAAATATCATTATTACATAACCAAAAATACATAACTAAAATAGACAATTTTAGATTGGTACAAGATAAAGTATATAATCAAATAAATGATATTTATAAAAATTTAATTACTACAAATTCTACATCAAAAGAGATTATTAACATGCGTGAATTTTATTTATCAGCCAAAAATTTAATTTCAAAAGAGCAATGTAAAATACATATAAATAATTACATAAATAAAATAGATAAATTGATAAATGACCCAAATAATAATAATTTATGGAAATTATTAGCATTAATCAGTAAAAATAAAATTATATCTGGTGATGCACCCTTATCATTTAATGTGTCGTCTAATGAAAAAAAGACAACACATTATTGTATGCATATACGTCCATATTTGGTACATGCGGATGTGAATATGTATTTGAACCAATATACCCCAAAATATGAATTTATTTCAAATAAATATATTGAATATATGAATACTTATTTACATATAACTGAAAATAAAGATTTATATGGACACGGACAAGATATTTTTGATATTGAGAAAGATATAATCATGTGTTTTTCGACAACGAATTTTAATAGTGACCCAGATGGATATAATAAAGTATATACAGATGAAGCATTAGAAAAATATAGATTTAATTTTAAAGAATATTGTAAAGAACTTGGATTTAAAACAATTCCCGAATATTTTGTTATTTCAAATTTGGATTATTTAAAAAATGTATGTGAATTAATGTTGCAAAATTGGAAAACACCGAAATGGAGAATATATTGGATTAAAATGTTTGTTAGGCAAATTATTAGATATACTTATGATTATAAATCTATAAGTGATAAATTTTATTTAAAATTATTAAAGGGTCAAGACAACGATTATACTGATGAAATTAGAGCAATCAGATTTACACTAATTCCATATAATAAACTATTAAGTGAATTGTATATTACACAATATACAAATGCTAATTCAATAAAATATTTAACCAATATGTGTGTTGATTTAAAAAGTGTATTTTTTAAAATGATTAAGAATAATACATGGTTACAACCAAAAACAAAACAACAAGCATTATTAAAACTTGATTATTTGAAAATAATAATTGGAGAGTCATTAGATACTATTGATGATCCAGATTTAAATTATATAAATAATGATTTATGGCATAATATCTTAAGTTATAATGAATGGAAACATAATGAATATTTACTATTAAATGATTCACCTGTTAAAATTATCCCTAATATTAATTGGGAAGAATATCCATTTGAATATATTGGTTCTCAATCATTTATAGTTAACGCATATTATACTTCTATTACAAATTCAATTTATATACCATTAGCATACATTCAAGAACCGTTTATTAGTTTAACTAATGATACATCGTTAGATTATAATTTAGCAAATATTGGATTTACAATAGCACATGAATTATCACATTCATTAGATAATATAGGTTCAAGATATGATTATAATGGTAATTTAACTAATTGGTGGACATCTGCAGATATGAAAAAATATAATGAAATTCAAGCAAATATTAAAAAACATTATGAATTTGTTAATAAACGAGATGGATTAACTATAAATTCATCTTCAAATTTAAGAGAAAATATATCTGATATTGTCGGACTTAATATATGCACTCAATATTATATTGATTTTTTAAATAAAACAAATGTTGAATTATCATCATTAAAAGCAATTATTGAAGATTTTTTTATATATTTTGCACTTCAAATGAGAGAAAAAATCAATAAAAAATCAATCCAGTATTATATTGATATGAATCCTCATTCAACAGATAAATACAGAGTGAATGTTCCATTATCCAGAAACGAAATATTTACTAGTTTATATAATGTTACAAAAGGAGATAAAATGTATTATCCAAATATAAAATCTATTTTTTGAATTGTCGAAATTTATTTTATAAGTGGAGCTTTTATTTTCGTAACATATTCTTTATATTTTACTATTATTTGCAATAACTTGGTAATTTCAGATTGTAGCTTATCCATATCTATAGAGGTATAACTTAAAAGTTGTGTTTTCATGTTAGATGATATTACAATTGGATATGTTGTTTGGTTATCATTAAACTTTGTCAGTTTATCTATAAAAAATTGAGCTTGACTGACTGGCTCTTGACTATTCGGTTCTTGGATGTTTGGATCTGGATAGAACGGCTCTTGACTATTCGGCTCTTCACTGTTCGGCTCTTGACTATTCGGCTCTTGACTATTCGGCTCTTCACTGTTCGGCTCTTGACTATTCGGATCTGGATAGAACGGCTCTTCACTGTTCGGCTCTTGGATGTTCGGATCTGGATAGAACGGGTCTTCACTGTTCGGCTCTTGACTATTCGGGTCTGGATAGAACGGCTCTTGACTCTCCGCATCTTGACTCCCCGCATATTGACTGTCCGGTGTACAATATTTTTTTATAAGAGTGAGCGTCATTCCTAATGCCTTTAATTTGTTATCCCATGCGACGATTAATTTTTGAGGTTCCTTGCACAATAAAAGAGATGATGTAAATAAACACAAATTATAATAATCATTTGATTCAAGAGGATAGTCTTCAAATCTTTCTGCTTCTTGTTTGCTTAACGTGCCTAGTTGTGCAACAACATTAATTGCTCCTGTGCGGATTGCTGATCCAACCGCCCCGTCTCCAGTACGCTTAATATTTTTAAAAACTTTTTTAAAAATGTTCCCGTCTCCTCCTAAAAGTTCTTTAGGGTCTATATCTAATATACCACAAATTTCCAATACTTTTATTTTTTTTATAATTGTATCATTTGGATTACATTCAATAGTATTATTATTTGTAAATGTAATCATACTTGTTAAGGATGTTGCTCGTGATCGACTATTATTGTAATCAACAAAATTGGATGATTTTTTTTGTCCAGACATTGCACTAAAATCAATTGTTGGTTTTTGTTGCTTTCTTCCCATAATGTTAAGGTTAATGTTAGGTATAATGCTATGTGCAGTATCATTTTTTGCTAATCGTAATCTACATGTTGCTAAGTTAGGGTCATAATTTTGTATGGAACATGTTGATTTATCAAAATCGCTAAAAATAGGCACAATTTTTCGGGGAGTGGCATTGTTAAGTTTCAGTAAAATTTGGGCACATTTCATATCACAATGTTGAAACTGGCATATATCATATAACAAATCATTAACACTAAATACAGATATTAAAATATCGGCAATATCATCATATATTACATCTAACCCATCCTCTTTTCGGGTTTCATAATATATATATTGCTCAAGCACTGGCGGATTATTATTAGCTTTATCAAATAAAAATGTAATAGTTTCTCCTCCTCCTTTTTCTGTTATGTTTGTGTAAATGTCTTTTGGATGTTCTATATTATTTATTCCATATGTCTTGTAAATTGATTTCATAATATTTTGTTGTAATACCATCATAGTAAATGAATCGAGTTTATAAATATAATTTTCTCCTTTTTTTTCTTTTATTAACTGTCGCTTGTCTATAGCAAGTTGTTGCTGTTTTAATACTTCGTCACCACATAATCTAACAAGTTGTGCTGATTTCCCCATTGATTGTGAAGCATTTCCTAAACATTCTAAATATTTTATTGGCAACGGATTTGTAAAAGTTGCAACCAACTTTTTAAATTTTACTAAAAAATTACGGTCTATCCGATCGCCTCCTCTTATTTTTAAGGTATATTGTCTTTTACCACCAGTGCGACGAAAAAAACGTTTGTTTTTATTATTTTTTAATGTACGTTGACTTTTGCCTTTAGTGTGATGATGTGTTTTTTTAATACTTTTTCTTTTCCGTTTAGTTTGAGTTTGAACCATATATATATATTAATGTTTTATAAATGGTACACTTGTATTAATTCTTTTTTATTTACTTTAATAAAAAAGAATTAGTTAACGATAAATAATATACAGGTGTGTGTGTTAAATTTTAGCAAGACAAAAGTAATATTCATCATTAATTTCAGTTGTATTATTTGAACCATCTTCATTTATTTTCTTTTCATATGGTTTACAAATAACCACGTCTATAGTGAAGTTGTCATTATAACCTTATATATTTCTCTCAATACATTAGACAAATCAAATGATGCATCATTTGGATTATATCTAATTATTTTATTGCCTAATGATATCAAATAATCTTCTCTGATTTTTTCTTTTATTTTGTCTCTATCATTATGTCCATGTTCATCACATTCAACTATTAATTTGTAGTCAATAAAATATAAATCAACTCTATATTTATCAAATTTATATTGTCTTTTACAATTTAATACATCTTTAAATGAATTTTCAATAAATCCTATGGTTTGATTTTCAACGCACATTGCGTAATTATTAATGCATTTTATTTTATCATTTAACTCGACAATATATCTATTTCTTAAATTATATGAACTTTTAAATAATTCAAATGCTTCTTCTGTAAGCATGTAAATTACTATATTATGACCTCCGTGTCTTGTTTGGGATTTATGTTGAATATTAGTGTCTATAATATAATGAACATTTTCTTTATAATTTGTTGTTAAATGTTTTGTTAGATTTCTTTTTTGACTGGTTAAATATAACAAGTCATCTAAATTTTTCGTAAAATCATTTTTTTTACTTTCTTGTTCTCTTTTTTGTCGTTTTTCGCTGAATTTGATAAATTCAGCATCATCATCTATCTCATTGAGTTCATGCTTTACATTGTCAAGTTCTTCTTCCATTTCAAGAAATTGTTCTTCATAAAGACACTCTATTATATTTTCTACTTTTTCATAAAAGTAGAAAATTTTATCTCCTTCTTTAGTTCCTGCTTTCGCACATAAACATTTGAAAGCATGCTTTGTTAATATATATGATTTAAGATTATGACCTCCTCTGTGAGGAACCTCAATAAAGACACATTTTTTACTATTACAAGTTGATTTTATTATATTATGTTGACAAATATGACAACCATCACATATTTTACATCTTAATTTTATTTTTTCATGCTCACATATAAAAACAGGTTCTATTTTATAATCTTTATCAAGTATAAAATATTTTTCTAGCATTCTTTTTGCGTTCCCTTTTTGTGTAAATCCAATCATTTTCCAAACGTTGTCTAAATCTACACTAAATCCATGTCTTTCATAACAACGCCAACCAAAATGATGATAAAACATATCTATAAATAATTGTTCTTCATACTCAACAAAACTCTTTTTAATTTCATTCAAAAATTTTTCATTATACTTATCTGAAAACGTCTTGATAGGATTGTCTTGAATGTATTCAACAATGTTCAATGCTCGTTGCATCATATTATATATGTATTTGAGGTAAATCTTTAAGTTCTTTGGTTTTAATTTATTTGAATCAATTTTTTTAAAAGCAATATTCAGGTTTAATGGGAAAATCAGTTTCATTCACTAATGATGATAATATATTTATTAATTCGTTTTTTTTATATTTTGAATATCCTTTTAATTTTTTATTTTTTGCTAAAACTTTTAATTTTTCAATTCCATATAAATTTAATTTTTCTTGTGGTGTTGTAGTTTTCCATTTATTATTAAATTCGGTTTTTTTAATACAAATGTTACATATAACTGAACCGCAATTATTATTACAACAAAATAATATTTTTTTACAATTAATACATTTTGGTGATTTACATGTTTCGCAAGTTATATATATATAATCTTTTTCTCCATATTTACAAGAACAATCACCGGAACTATAACTAAACGGACGTGTCCCTTTTATACAATCAGAACATTCACGTGTTAAATATTTTCCTTTTTTAATTTCTTTTATTACCACAAAATTACAACAAGGACATAATGTAATAGTATTGTCATTTATTTGTAAATTATCTGGTTCTGTACGAATTTCCATTGTTAAATATGTGTTAAATAAATTAAAGTATTTAATTTCATTTCAATTTTATTATATAATACATTTTTAAAAGCAAGACCTACCACTTTGTCTTTTTCACATTTATTTTCGGACCCGAACCGCGTTTCTTTGTATTAGCAGGGTCATATTGTTCTTCTTCATCATCAGATTGAACGCCTTTTGACAATTCCCAGAATTCTTTTGACCCCAATTTGAAGTCATTATGTGCTTCTGCCTTGTACCAAAACACCTGGTCTTGTAATTTGTTGGATTTTACGTTGTTATTAATGACTAAACACTCATAATTCTCGGTGCATTGGTCCATCACCTGAGCGAACGATTCATATGTAGGAAACATGCCTGCATAATTTTCATAAATTCTTTTGCGATTTGCGATATAATTATCTCGCAAAATAAAAACATAATCTATATTCGTTCTAAGGGTTGGAGGTACGCCCAAAGGATATTGCATTGTCACGATTAAAATTACCTTCCAGTGTCGACCATTTAAAAATAGTAGCCTCATTATTTTATCTCTAGACCAAGTGTTATCATACAAGCAGTCATCCATAATGACAAAAGTGCGTGGATCGATATTGGATTTTTTATAAGTTTCCATTTCTTTTTTTATTTGTTTCAATACAGAACGCTGTCGTTTCAATATATTTTCAATAATGGCAGTATTGTATTCATTATGGATGAATAGTTTAGGAACCATTTTGCCATAAAATCCGTTGCCTTCTTCTGTGCCTGATATGACAGTTCCGATTGGAATGTCTTGATGATAATACAATAAATCTCTTACTAAAAACGATTTACCTGTGTCTCGTCGTCCTAATAAAAAAATGACGGGTCCTTTAGAATCATTTGGTTTAAAAGAAATACTTTTCATGTCAAATTTTTTCAATTCTAGCGACATTTATATTTAATGCCGGTTTTAATAAATAATAATTATTACGCATAAATAAATCAATAAAAGAGAAAGAAAAGAGAAAGAAAAGAGAAAGAAAAGAGAAAGAATGATTAAGAATCAATAATAAGTTAAAAAGAAATATAATTTATATGTTAAATACCTATTAATGATTTTTAATGTGAATTATCAAAAAAGAAAAAATCAGGAATTATTTCTTACTTTAGAAAACAAACATACTTTATTTCTCTCTAAAACGCAAAATTATATACCATTATATAATAGATTTTTCACATTAACCGAATCAAATTATAAAAACGTTAATTTAAATCACACTTGGTATTTAACTTCTGTAAAAGAAAAAATATACGATGAAGACAATTCTTATCTAGGAAATGTTAAAAATATAAACAGTCAAAAGGTGAAATCAAAGTCGATCTTTTTTAAATATGCTCCGCTTCTTGACCCATACAAATATTTATTGGGTAAATATGACATTACTAATCCAAACTTATTTACTTTGCCTTCACATCAAGAAACCGATCAGTCAGTAGTGCATTCTAAAATGTTGGATGTAAACAACTCAGCATATGTGGACGGATTGTTTGTTTATTTATCCAGTTTTTTAATTCATAATAATAATTTTATCAACGGTGTAGACTTTTATGGTTCTTTTCTCTCTATTAAGCAAAAATACAGAATCAATATAGAGGATGACATAGAATATTTAATGAAATCTCCTTTTTTTAATGAACATAAAAATAAATTATTTACAGTAGACGAATATGAACATTTATTTCAAGATAATTTTGATAAAAAAGAGCCTATTAAAATCAACGCGACTGAATCAGTGAATATATCTGCGGATGTCATTACAGATAATTTATTTGACAATGTATTTGATGAAAATTGTTTGACTCTGGACAACGTAAAAGATTTATCATTAGATTTGATTGATATTACAAACTCAAACATGGAGACATCTTCAACAAATCTTACAACTACTTTGAAATCAGGCTCGTCTTTTTCATCAAGGTCTTCTTATACATCAAATTCAGATAATGATGCAGAACAAAATAAATACGATGAAAATGATAAAAAGGATGAATCAGAAGATAACGAAAAGGATGAATCAGAAGATAACGAAAAGGATGAATCAGACGATAACGAAGAAGACTCAGATAATGATGAAAGTAATAGTGGAAGCAGTAATGAAGATGAAGAAGATGAACTCAAGGCAACCATAAAAGAATTTCCAGTTCATGTAATTTGTATGGAAAAATGCGACAATACATTAGACAGTCTTATTTTAAATGACCATTTTGAAGATGACACTGAATGGTTTGCCGCATTCATGCAAATAATTATGATTTTAATAACATATCAAAAAGTGTTTTCTCTCACACATAACGATTTACATACAAACAACATTATGTATTGTGAAACGAATTTAAAATATGTCTATTATTTGTATAAAAACAAATATTATAAAGTGCCGACATTTGGCAGAATTTTTAAAATCATAGATTTCGGAAGAAGTATTTATAAATTTCAAAACAAACTATTTTGTAGCGATAGTTTTGAGTATAAAGGTGATGCTTCTTCCCAATATAATACAGAACCTTTTTTAAATGACAAAAAACCAAGATTAGACCCAAATTATAGTTTTGATTTATGTAGGTTGGCATGTTCTATATTTGATTATGTAGTAGATGATGTAAATGATGTTAAAAATTTGAAAAAATGTAGCCCCTTGGTGAGATTAATTGTAGAGTGGTGTTTAGACGACAAAGGCGTAAATTTGCTATATAAAAACAACGGAATGGAACGATATCCTGATTTTAAATTATATAAAATGATTGCTAGATGTGTCCACAATCATACTCCTCACGCACAATTAGAGAGAGAAGAATTCAAAAAGTTTTTGACAACTAAGAAAGATGTCTCCTTAGAGCATCTTGTAAATATTGATGCGATGATTCCGCATATTTAATTGTTATGTATAAAAAATTGATTTACTCTTTTATACATAAATACTTATTATAATGGAAATTAATCCTGAACTAAAGCTTAAAAAACAAATGTTATGGATGCATTGGACTAATAAGTCAAGAGATATATTATTTGAAACTACTATTAAGGGAGTGGGTGACGGTGAGCAAAAAGTTGCAAGTGAATTAAATTCAACTGTTCTTGGTCAAAATAGTAATTTTGATATGAAAATTACTATTGGAGGAATTGAATACGAATCTGATGTTAAAAAGTTAGATAATCATACTTTTAATACAGGTGTAAAAGGACGTAATGCACTTAGACCAATTAAGACAAAAATTACAGGTTTATTAAATTCATTTAGACAAATGATTGAGTCAAATATATTAACAGAAGAAGAAAGACATTAGCCCAGACGAATTATGTGTTTCAAATATACAAAAATTATATAAAATATGTGCTATTTTACACGACAAAAGAAAACACCTTATTTTAACTCTTCCAAATGTGCAACCTTTTATAAAAAAAGATGGTAGTATACTTGATATGAATTTACTTGATTATTATAATATATGTTTAATCTTAAAACAAGACATTCCAGACAAATTTAATGAATTTAATGATATTCTTATCTGGTTAAATGATAGTTCACACGAATATATAATAAAACCTGATGAATTATGTAATTCATTAAATGCTCTTGTATCAATCTTTTCAGAATTAAAACTTATATTTGTAGATAAAAATAAAGGTTATTCTATTTTAGGTTTGAAAGAATTACACGAGGACATCCAAGATTCCGAGTTGCTAAGTAAATATTTTAGATAAATACACTGAAAAATTACAAGGAACTGCATTTCCTATTTGTTTATACATTGATGATACCGAACCTTTAAATATGAAATTATCAGGAAATGTTTGTATTCTTGCACATTCTCTAATTGTCAATCTTCTTTTTAAACTGGGGTGATTATGAATAACTGGACCACCACTTCCTCCACCTCTTCCAGTAATAGTTGGTGAAGGTTCATTCCATTTTAATTCACGATTTCCTAAAAATCCATTAACATTACATTTATGTTTCGTTCCAATATGTTGGATTTCATCTACGTAATCAATAGATAAATCACCAATTGCATCTTTCAAGGTTAATTCATTATTACTTTCTAAAGGCCAGTTTATTTTAAATTCTATATCATTTCTTACCCCAATAAATATAACCCTTTCTCTTTTTTGTGGAATATTATAATTTTTTAATTTAAATAATTTAAATTCAACTTTATATCCACACATTTTCAAGTCTTGAACTATATTTTTTACTATTCTTCCTGTTTTGTTTTTTTTATCAATTTCAGTATCATATCCACCCATACTCAATATACCCTTTACATTTTCAAGTATAAAATAAGATGGTTGTTTTTGATTTAAAATTCTTAAAATTTCTAAATATAATTTGTTTCTTTCATCAGTTTCTGTTCTGTATGGATTTGCCATAGAAAACCCCTGACAAGGAAATCCGCCTATTAGTAAATCAAAATCAGGAATATCTAATAATTTTTTAATATCTCCACAATTTGGTTTTATTTTAAAATTATGTTCATATGTATCACACGCGTCTTTATCAAAATCATTTACTAATATGTGTTTATATTTAGGGTTATTATGAAAACCAAAATCAAGACCTCCGCAACCTGCAAATAAAGATACTATTTTAATTTCGTCATAGCTGGAGCTTACGTTTTCATTATCTTCAATATTTTGTTTAAATTGTAGTGTCTCTGTTGTTTGAGTTGTTTGTTTTGTATTGATAAGTTCAATTAATTTATCTTTATTTTTGGATTTACACTTTGTAATTCCAAGTTCTTCACACTTTGCTAAAAGGTCTGTCCTTGATAATTTTGTTAAATCCAGTTCAATTTGCATTTTATTATTGTCTTTATTTAATTCAAATTTTTATTTATATACTCTAAAATCCAGGATTGTCTGTAAACACATTCGGACTTTTTATTTCAATACTTGCAGGAGAGACTTGTTCATATAAAAATAAACCAAGTAAAACACAACAATAAACCAATAACGCATCGCGTATCATTATTTTCACCGGTTTATTTTCTTTTTCAATAAATCTCATTTCAATAAATTTCGCAATTAAAAAAATAAAAGATATCACTCCTGCAATTGCAAACATAATATTCTTATACTTATTCTAAATACGATTTTTACGCAAAGACATTAAGACATTAATTCAACGTTTCAATTTCATCTTTCAGCAAGTCAGGCAACTCGTCCATATCTAGTGAAATATGTTGTATATCTAACTTATCTAAACTAATATCATTGTTAGAAATAATGATTCTTTCATCATCATCATCATCATTTTCTTGTTCAACTCTTCTTTGAGTAGCACGTATGTTGCTAATTTCTTCTAATCTATCAATTGTTTTAGGGGCATTTACTGATGATTGATTGTTATTTGTGTCTAAATAATGGTCCTTGTCATCAAATTTCAATCTTGACACATTTTCATAAGATGAAGGCATCGAAGACTCATGTTTAGAAGACACCGAATGAGAAGGAGATGAAGATATAGAAGAACCAACAGAATGAGATGAAGATATAGAAGAACCAACAGAAGGAGATGAAGATATAGAAGAACCAGGAGGTGGTTCAATCAATTGTTCTTTAATTTCTTCGATGACTTCTTCTTCAATTGTTTCATCCATATATGCCTTTAAAATGGTTTCAACAGGGATACTTTCACGAATTGTATTTAAAATGCATTCTTGAACAATAATTTCAAGTTCTCTCTGACATTTTTGTGTTTGTAAAGGTGGTATATTAATTTCAAACAAATATACATTCTTATATACTTTTCGTGCAACATTAATATAAATTTTATGAATGAATTCATCTAATTTTGGAACAGTAATGTTAATTTTTTTTTGTTTGTTTCCTGCACGCATAGATGTCAAAATTTTAAGTTGAATGATATGAACACATGTAATCAAATCTTCTAAATATCCACAACCACTTTTATCATTTATGCGTTTTCTTTCTTGTTCAATAATAGCGGCATTCCATTTAGGAACACGAGAAATAAAATTCTGAAAGGTCATCAAATATTTATCTAATTCGTTGTTTTGTTTACATAATTGGAATGCTTCATTAAAAATAGATTTATATCCTTCAATAATTAATGGCGTGAAAATATTAATCAACCTTGCCGCCCATTCATTTTTAGATTCGTGGAGAGAAGAAACATTAAAATCGTCCATTTTATTAAACAATATTTAATTAACATTATTTTAACTAGCCGCCAACGTTCAATCCAGTTGATTTTGTTGCAACCGGTTCATGTGTTAAAGAATATGAGTCGTTATATGTTCTATTTAATTTTTTTAAATATGTTCTCAAAAATATGGGCAACGTAAAATTATGTTTTAAAAAAGAATAATCTCCATCTTTAACTACAGAATACCAATCTGACGTATTACCTCCAATTATTTCGGTGGCATCATTCCATATAAATTGTCCGGTGTTATCTACGTCTTTTCCTAAATATGAATATGTAATAATTAATGAAGGGTATGTTGATATTAAGTGTGATAAAAAATTTCCACCATTGCCTAGAAAATCAAATGTGGTTGCAACTCCTGACCTCATAAGATTAAATCCATATGTAAATTGTGAATATGTAGATTGGTTCAAGTATTTTCCTAAATTAATTGTATCATATTCTGCTGTAATTGAATTAAAAAATGACAACGATTTTAAAACCACTATGTTTGTGTCAATGACAAATTTATATAAATTTGTATTTAATAACGGACTATTAAGTAATACCACATTATTATTTATTTGATTTTTAGAAAAAATAAATTCTTCTTGTGCTGTGTCATACCCTAATACAATTTTAGAAATAACAATCCCTCCAATATAATTAAAATTAGTTAATTCTTTATATTTAAAAATTAAATTAGGATGGAAATATTCACCATATATTCCTAACCAACATTTATTTAATCCTAAATTTGTAAATTGTCTTGTTTTAATTAAATCTCCATTAAATTTATTATTATAATATAGATAATTATTTACCATAGTGTTCAATCCAGTATATAACAGGTCGGATTTAACTGCAACTGCCATTTTATTAAATAATGTACCCGTCAACATTCCAACCAATGATTCCTTTCCGAAATCATCTTTTTTCCAAACTGGACTTCCTGACATCCCTGTTCTGGTGTTTGCGTTTATTAAAATACTTTCAGGAAATACACCACATTCAAATTCATTTACTCTAAAAGATTGAGTAAATGTATTATTTGAAATGGTTCCTTTAATAAAGGTTGAAGTGGTTTGCAAATCATATGTTCCTATCGTATAAACATCATCGCCTTCAATTACATTATTAAGAACGGTGTTATTAATAACTATATTTGGAATTAATGAAATGTCAACATTATATGTTTTATTATATGGCAACGTCGTATCAAAATAACCCACCATTAAATCTGCATAACTATCATATCCAATTACTCTAAATTGTGCCTTAATGTTTGTAATAGTTTCATCACTATTATGTTGTTGAAAAATAGCATAAAATGTAGTTGCATTTTCTGAAGGCAATACATGAGCACAAGTAATAACATATTTTTCATTTACATCGGCAGTTATATGTCTTACATCAATTAAAAATCCGGTTGCTACATTATTTTCTGAAATAATTGAACAACAACTACGTTCCATAACATAACATAATATTAATTTTTTAGTAAACTTTTCTTTTTCAGCCATTATTTTTTTTAAGTTTCCACTCATCGTGGCGACTAGCGAACTTTGAGCGTTTAGAATCGTTTACAGTCTCTTTTTCTTACCTCCGACGGCAGCTTAACGCGTCGGCAGTTTGGTCTAGGATAGAGATTTATTTATTCAGATTCCCACGCAGCCATAGTATTTTTATAAGAATTGTTTACAGTCCTTATATCAATATTCCCTCTCATGTCGTCTTCTAAATAATTCATTAAAGACAATGGACATTCAAACAAATGCTGAACACATAAATAACGCCCTATTTGATATTCAGTATACCATGATGGATCATTTGAACCAATAGTTTCACTAGTTTCAATCCACGTTTGTCCATCAAAATAAAAATAATTTAGAACAACTGAATCATATGTATTAACCGTGGAATTTATGTATTTGCCTGAAAATTTTGATGGAATCGGTTGTGTTCCTGATGGTTTAAACCCATAAGTAAAATCAGAATATGGTCTTTGTCCAGGAAATTTTCCTAAAAGTATTCCATTAATTGATTTTAAAACAACTCCAATTCCTTTTAATACGTAAGCATACAAGTTGGATTTTTGCAATGGATTCATTAATTGAATAGTATTTAAATTGATTTCGGTTTGATTTGTAACAAACGCACGGGTGTTTGTGTTATATCCAATAACTACATTAGACACATATATTCCACCAACATATGGAAAAACGGTTAACTTAGAAAAATTATTTTCTAAAATAGAATGGTAGTATTGAGAAATAATTCCTAACCAAGATTTACCTTGCGATAAATTTGCAAATTGTAATTGGGAAATAGAATGTTTATAATTAATTAATGAGTCTAAGGATGAGGGAACTGATAAAAACCAGCACATACTACTACTTTTAATAACAACTGCCATTTCATTAAACAACGTACCTGTTACCATTCCAACTAATATTTGATTGCCTAAATCATCTGTTTTCCAAACAGGTCCTCCAGATATTCCATTACTAGTATGAGCATTTATTAACATGCATTCAGGAAATAATCCACATTCAAAATTATTTACTTTAAAATTTTCGGTGTATATAGAATTTGAAACGATGCCTTGAACGTAATTTATCGGAGATGTTAAATCAAATGATCCAACAAGATACACCGTGTCACCTTGAGAAACAGAATCATTTAAATTAACATTAATGTTAGGTATTTGTGAAATATCAACACCAAATGTTGTGTTATGTGGTAATAATGGATCAAATATGCCAATCATGACATCTGTTATTTTGTCATACCCAACGATTCTAAATTGTGCTTTAATATTTGTAATTGTTCCATCAAGATTATTTTGTTTAAAAAGTGCGTAAAATGTAGTTATGTCTTTTGAGGTTAACCCATGTGCACATGTTAAAACGTATTTGTGTGAATTGTTAACATTAGGCAAATTAACTAAAAATCCTGTTGCTAAATTAGTTCCAATAATAATTGTACAACAACTATCTTCAACCTTCGTCATTATATAATATAATATAATATATTATATTATTTGTAACATTTTATACCTTTAATATTTACGTGCCTTTACTTTATGATATAATGGATAAATAATTGAGAGTAATTTAACTATCTTTTCTTATTTTCTCCATATGAGTGTGCGTTCCATCTCTGTGTGTTAAAAATAAGACTAATTTGTTGATTACTATATTACATATGTTGTCATGCATATGGAGTAAGTGATACACAAAATTCACTTTTATGTTGAACATATTTATCATTTCCTATACGGTCTTCAACATATATTGAATCATTATCGTCATTCATTCCAATTGTCTCACTAGTTAGTTGCCAAATGCTACCATTATAGTAAAAATATTCGACAATAATTGGATTATATATATTAACAAATGTATTTACATATGTTCCTGTAAACCTAGATGGTATTGGTTTAGTTCCTATACTTTTAAATGGTCCAACACCATAAGTAAAATCAGAATATGGTCGTTGTCCAGGAAAGTTGCCTAAAAGTATTCCATTTAATGATTTTATAACAACTCCCTTACCAGACAATACACAATTATAAAAAGTAGTTCCAATAAATAAATTGTTGATTAATTTTACATTTTCAAAATTTATATTATTAATGCTATAAATTGGGGTATTGTTTTGTGTATCATAACCAAGAATAATATTACTTACATATATTCCTCCGATGTAACTTAAATTATTCAAATGTGGGTGTTGTTGTTGCAACAATGGATGACCATAATTAGAAACTATTCCCAACACTCTAGAATACATTAAAAAATTTATAGGCAGAGGTGTCTGGTTTTGTGAATTTGATATAATAGTGTTTAAAATCATATTTATTTTACATGCTACCGACATTTGATCATCATTCAAAGCGTTGGTTAACATGCCAACCAATATAGGATTACCCAAATCATCATTTTTCCAAACAGGTCCTCCAAAACACCCTTTTTTAGAACTTGCATCAATTAATATGCTTTCTGGTAATAGGTAACTTTCAATAAGTGTGTTATAATTTTTAGTGTAAATATTATTTGTTACATAACCAGAAATAAAATTGAATGGACAAGCCATGTCATATGAACCCAACGTGTATACTTTTTCACCATTTAACACGTCATTATTATTTATATTAATTGGAGTGCTTATTATTGGTAACGTATTAATTCCATAAGTTTGATTGTATGACAATAACGGATCAAACACTCCTAGTAAAAAATCTGCATGTTTATGAAACCCAACCACTTTACATTGAACTTTAATGTTAATTCCATTTTTTTGAAAAATTGCGAAAAAGGTTGTCACATCTGAAGAAAACAATTTGGATTGTGTAATTACATATTGTTTGGTATCATTCATAATAGATGAAATATCAATTAAAAACCCAGTTCCAACATTTTCTTGAAATAGTACAGTACAACAACTTTTTTCAATAACATTTCTGGAATCTTTATTTGTAATAAATGGAACCGTTAATTGTTGAAATTGATAAGTTGTCATGAAAGTTTCGGCTGGGTTATCATCTGTTAAATTATTTATTTTTACAAAAGCATTAAAATCTATATTATAATAAGATTTTACACTAGCATAAAAATTTGTAAAAACGGAATTTGTGTCTAAATAATTTATGTCTGTGCTTTGTTTAAAATATTTTTTAAAACCAGAAAAAATTCCTTGTCCAACCGTAAAATTGTAAACTCCATTTAATACTTTATTTCTTACACAAAAATCCGTAAATAGTACCAAATGATTATCAAATAATTGAAAATCAGATGAATATTGTTCAAAATCAAAATCATATTTTGAATAAATAAAGTTATTTTCTGGTTCCATAAAATTATAATCTTGAATTCGTCTAATTTGTCTATCTGTAAAATATATTAATTCAGAAGATAATATTGGTAACAATACAGTAGGTTCTATTAATAAGTTATCAACTGCCGTAGCATCTTCAAATTCACCATGAAATACCCCATATGTTGATATATACTTTCGTATTTCTTCTGTCATTGGAGTAAAATATTGTGTCATATTTTCTGGAACACCGTATGGTAATGAATAATCTCCATTTATATTTGCCCAAAAATCTTGCCAAATGGATAATTTGTTATATGCGTTATGTCCATTATATTCACCATCATTTCCAATAATATATCCTAAAGTTCCATAATTGCTAAAATTATAATCTGTAAAATCGGGAGATTGTCCAGAAGTTCCATTCTTATATGTTGGACCATCATCATTAGGGTACAAAATGGCAGGTCCAATGTTTAAATTAGGCAATTGCAATTTATTATTTTCTAAAGCATATTTGATATAATCAAAATTATATCTAGAATATTTTAATGTACCGGTTTCATCATAAACCAGAAATGAATAATAATCATGCCGATATGATGGATCAAAAATAGGGTAAGCTATCATGTTTGTCATATAATGTTAAAATATTAAATAATTGAAAAATTAAAAATATCAGTTAACTACACTAAAGCCTGTTTATATAGTTTCTTGTAAATAATATAATGTATTCGAAATATGTAATATCAACGTTTGGTTTGAATAAAATCCATTTTGTATGTATGAATCCGGATCACTTGTAACATTTGTTATGTCTAAATGTTTTCTCCAATTATACGTTGTTTCATCTGAAACCCACAAACTATCAACACTCATTGCTAATAAAGCATTTGAATTTACTGACATAACTTTCAACCATATATTATTTGGCACAGTAGCTAACCTCCAATTTGCTCCATAATCATTTGAAATAAAAATACATGAATCACAACTAATTGCAATTGTTTCTCCAGTTTGAGATATAAATAAATGGTTTACATTATTAATACTCTTATCAATGTCTAAAGAAAGTGTCCAACTCTGACAATAATCAATTGAAAAATATACTGATTTGCTATAGGACTCTGTTATAACAATGCTATATTGTCCATTGCTTGACAATTTAGAATTAATAAATCTAAAGGCCTCAATATATACAAAATCTGCTGAATTTATAAAATCAATCTGTTTCCATTCATTGCTTTTTCCATAAGTAGATGAATATAATAATGAGTTATTTTTTGAAACTAGAATGTATTGTCCATTATTAGAAATTGATACACTATTAAATTGTCCGTTAAAATCATAATAACTAGTTAAAAACGTTTTTCCATAATCTGACGAAAGTAAAATGCTTATCATTTCAGTATAATTATCTGGATTTGATAATAGAACTTGATATTTGTTAGAATTGGATATAACAGCATTAGAAATTCCAGTTGATAATTCTGTGATGGTCTCTCGGTGTGAAGATAATACATCTGTTACTGTTGTAACTTTATTTGGTTTATTAAATAATATTGTATATTTATTAGAATTTGATATTTCAATTTTATCTAAATTAGACAAGGACAAATTGGTTTTTACCCAAGAATTACCTTTATTAAGCAAATTATTTACATCATTAATTGTTGCTATAACATCTTTATTAGTAGATTTTTTTAAAAGATTTCCATTAATAAAAATTGACTCCATATAATATTATATTATTATATTATATGGAAAATTTAGTACCCTTTAAACAAACCAAAGGACCTTTTGATACAATAACACCCGCAATTATACCTTTTTTATATTACAACCCTGATAATAACAAATTGTTGTATACTGTGTATAATTTTGATTTTTCTAAATATTTACAAGACAATCAATTTATTTTGACTAATTATAAATATAGCCTTTTTTGTCTTTTTTTAATACAAAATTTTATACTAATTATAACTGATTCAATTTTATTGAATGGAACAAACCCTTTGTTTATACAATCTCTTGCAAGTAAATTTAACACAATTGTGCCTGGTTTTATTGAATTACTACAAACTACTATACAAACCACAATAACTACAATTGGAACTTTCAATTTAGATTCTATATATGGTGCAATTTATGTAATGTTTACTCAAAAATATGTGGATTTTTTTAACGATCAATTTATTATTTCAATGTTATCTTTAGAAGCATCACAATTTTATATTCATCCTTTAATGACACACTATTTTACAGACATTACTGATGATATCAATGAACATCTATTAAAATATGGGATTTTTAATTTAACTTTTTCTTCTACTACAACCAAATTATTAAATGTAAATCCGGATATTTATTGCCAACGACAATTTAATTTAATCCCTTATAATGATTACGAATTTACTAGGATTCAGGATTATTTTTACATGGACGATTTAGGAAATAAATATACTAAATACAATTTTAATTTTGAATTGTATGCCTCTGATTTTAATCTGTTTTCATCCAGCAAATTACTTATTTTTACAAATTTTACAAGCAGAAATTGTTTGTTGTCTGCATGTGTTATCATGTCTGTTGGGTGTGGGCTATATCCTCCATACAGTAAATACTTTGATGTTTCACCTGCTGGACAATCGCAACTAGAATCATATTTATTAACTTATTCTGTAATGACCATGACCAATTCTCATAAATCTTTTGATAATATTAATTGGATTTCTTTTCAACAACAACAATCGTTAGTTGAAAGCATCGATGAAACCAAAGAACAATTTATGAGAAATTATCAATTCCAACAATTACCAATTCCATTTAACCAACAACTTGCAATGAAAAATACATTAATAAAACAATCTATTTGCACTGTATATCTTAATAACGAAACAACAGGAAGTTTTTGTACTGGGTTTTTATTTGATGGAACATTTATTCTTGGAGATAATGCAAAGTTGGTTGTTACTACCTCTCATTTATTAGGTGGACAAAAGGACATTACCTTTTTTTATGCTTCTTTTTCAACATATTCATTACATGACTCTCCATCCATTTCATGTGTTGGAAAATATCTTATTATTGGTTATGATGAAACAATCGATATTATGATTGGGTTGTTAGATGAAACAGATTCTTTTAATGTTCAAAATAATGTTTCACTCCTCATGCAAGATTTTCCTAATTTAGAATTATTATCATTGAATGCTCCTAGTGTAAACATGGATGATAAAATTAAGGTTATTGGAAATTTAAATAAATTTGATAATTTATCTAGCATTTCAGGAAATGTAATTAATCCTAAATACTCGAATGGATTCGATTATTCATCTTTTGAAGATGGATTAACTAGTGAATTAATTTTGGCAAACCTTCTTATTGTTAGCGGGTCTTCAGGAAGTCCTGTGTTTAATGAAGAACATAAAATTGTAGGCATGGTTGCTTTTAAAGTAAAAACTCCTGATAATAAGGTGTTTCCTAATTTAATTATACCTACTTATATTTTAACAAACGTAATTCGATACATGTTATATAAATGGCAAATAGTGCAAAGCAATTTACAATTGACATCACC